CACCCAGGCAACTGGCGGCGTGCAGGACTATGGCATCTATGCCAATATCGTGAACAACGGGGCATCTTCTGGATTCACAAACATCATTGGAAATGTCGCGCAGTACAACTCCGTCGCACAGATTTCGACTAATGGAGTGACTGCCAACATCACGTCTACGGGCAACGTCTAATGACCTCCCCCCACCACGACGAACTGTTCCTCGCCATTGGCCGCCTGGAGGGCAAGGTCGATTCGCTGCTTTCCATGCAGCAGATGGCGCAGGACGAGCTCAAGGACCACGACGCACGGCTGCGTAACCTAGAACACGCTCGTGGATACATCATGGGGGTGTCGGCGGCGATTGGCGCAATCGTCAGCCTAGCGGGCAGTTGGCTCGCTAAACTAGTGAACTGAGGACACACCATGCCGACCGACATCGTCATCGCTACAGACAAGCCCAACTACCTGACCACTGGTCTGGTGACCGCCAGCAGCGGCACGTACGACGCTGCCGTCCCGACCGCCACGCTCCCGTCCACCACCGGGCAGACGTTCCTGATCCCGACCAACCTGGGCGACAAGCCGAGCCTGCTGCGTCTGACGCCATTCCACAGCGCCAACAACGCGACCACCCCTGGTTTCCGCGTGGTCGGCTGGGCCACCTATACGCAGACGAGCGGCACGCCGATCTACGTTCCCACGCTGCTGGCCGAAGTGACCTGCTCGTACAACGCCACGGCATTGAGCATCCCGAGCCTGTCGGTCAACGGCGTGACGCAGTACTTCTTTCACGCGGTTTCGGTGGCTACGGGCGTCCCCACGGTGAACGTCTACAGCCCCGGCACTTCGGCTGCTGTCGGCACTCCGCCGGCTGGCGTGGTGATCGACACCATCGGGATGCAGTACGTCACGATCCATGTCGAGTCGAGCACGGGCACCATGGGCTGCTTCTACGCATTCCTCTGATCGGGGGGCGTCATGCGGTACGAACTAGGTAGGTTCCGTCGCCCGATGCGGCACTCGACCAGCACACAGATGCTGTCGTTTACGTCGCTCGGCGGCCCGTATGTGTCCGAGGTTCTGGTCGTGGCTGCCGGCGGTGCAGGCGGCGGAACGACCAACAACCAGTACGGCGGCGGCGGCGGCGGTGCTGGTGGTCTGCTGCACAGTACGTCAAGCGTGCTGACGCCAGGCTCAACGTACGTCGTGACTATTGGGCTCGGTGGCGCTGGTGTCACGGGGTCAAGTGCGGGCAACGATGGTGGCAACAGCTCGATCACCAACCTCGGTTTGGCGACTATGACTGGTGGCGGTGGTGGTGGTCGTGGCAATGGCGCGAGCCTGGTCGGTCGTAATGGTGGTAGCGGCGGTGGTGCTGGTGGATTCGCGGGTCAGACTGCTGGTACGGCCACGAGCGGTCAGGGCAACGACGGCGGTGCGCAGCAGGCTCCTGACGTCACTCCATACCGCGGTGCAGGCGGTGGCGGTTTTGGTTCTGCTGGTACCAACGGCAACGGTGCAGCAGGTACTGGCGGATCGGGCTACTCGTTTCAGGGCTCGTTCTACGCTGGCGGCGGCGGCGGCGGGACGATGGGCTCGAACGTCGTAGCGACAGGCGGCAGCGGTGTCGGCGGCAATGGCGGTCGGCTTGACGTTACGACCGGATCAAACGGCTCGACTAGCACTGGTAGCGGTGGTGGCGGGGCTGGCGGTACCGGCAGCGGTACGACCGCCACGACGAGCGGATCGGGCGCCAACGGTGTCGTCATCATCTGCTATCCCGGCGCTGCACGTCCTGTGTCATACACTGGAACGATGACTACGACCACGGCTGGCGGCGTGACCAAGCACGTCCTCACGACCAGCGGGACATTCACGGCATGATCGCTGCACGTATCCAAGACGGTGTTGTTATCGACCTAATCATCGTTGGTGATCCGGGTGGGCTGGATTGGGTGCACAGCAATCTTGATGGTGAGTGGGTCGATGGAACTGGCGGAGCCATTGGTGACCGCTATATCGACGGCCAGTTCGTGCGTCCCGAGCAGCTCGATGAGATTGGCTAGTGCCATCATCCTGCTGCTGGCTGCTTGCAGCCCCGTGCAGCGCATTGCAGACCGCAGCAACGAGATCCGGGCTGAGGCCCAGGTACTGCGTCACCACGGCCAGCAGGCGGACGACGAGGTCGTGGTGCACCATGCCGATGTCATCGACGGTCTGGCCGCCGACATCCACGGCGAGTTGCCCGGGGTGCAGGACAAGGTTCCGGCTTGGCTGTCCACCCTGAAGTGGTGGGGGATCGCGCTGGCCGGCGTGGCGGTGGCGTTCGTCCTGTGGCAAAGCGGTGCCTTCACGGCCCTGCGGATCGCCGTTGGGTGGCTACCGAGGCGCCAGGTTGCCACGGCTGAACTGGCTGCTGATATGCTAGACCCGTCCCGCCCGGAGTCCGAGCGGGAGTTCGTGGCGGCGATGCGGGCGCGTGACCCGGTATTCGATGCCGCCTATCGCCGCATCAAGAAAGGCAAACGATGATTCTCGCCTCTGCGTTCTCCGACTTCCTCGGCAACATCTGGTTCGCCGGCCTCGCACTTGTCCTTGGCGTTGGCGCCGGATGGGTGCTGCGTGGCAAGTACGGCAGCAAGATCTGACCAAGACAAATCCCGCCATTTGGTGGGCAGGCCCGGCGCGTAGCTCCATGCGTGTCGGGCCTGTTGTCGTAATGGAAAGCCCCCGGCTTCCCGCATCATGCGTTCCACCGGGGGCGAGGATGAGACTGAGACGTTTGGTCAGCGTACCCGCAGGCTGGTGCCTCGCTCCATCAGGGAGCAGCCGACGATCTCCTCGCCGGCCTCGAGCGCCTGGCGGATGACGTCGGCGTCAGGCTCGCGCTTGACTCGCACGAACTTGCCGTCCCACAGGTCCATCGCGGTCGGGTCGATGGCGACGGGGAGTTTGCCGCCGTTGCGCTGCACCGAGATCTTGAACCGCTCGGTGTCAATCTTGAGGCGTCCGGACGCCTCCATCGCGCCCTTGAGGCGGTCCTTGAGGCGTTCGGCCAGCGCCATGTCGCAGCCGGCGAGTTCCCGCATGCGGCGGGCTTCGGCGGTACGGGCTTCGGCGCGGGCTTCGAGCTCGCGGATGACGAGAACGTAGTCCTCGGCCTTGTCGGTCAGGGCGGCGTCGAGCCCTTCGAGAACGCAGGTCAGTTCGGCCTGCACCTCGGGCGATTCCGGGGTGTCGAGCAGGCGGTCCACGATGGTGGCGAGTTCGGTCTGGATGGCATACAGGCTCATATGTGATCCTTTCTCAGAACGGGAGTTCGGTGGTGGGTGCGGGGACGGTCACGTTGGGCTGGCGCCAGCGCATGATGGTGAGCGTGCCCTTGACGCGGGACAGTTCAAGCGTGCCCTCGCCGGCTTCCTTGGCGAGCTGCACGAACTCGGGGACGTCGGTCGTGATCCATGCGGTGCCGTGCTCGCCGTCGATCTGGATGGCGACTGGCTTGTTTTTGCGCTCGGCCACGCGCAGGACGACGGCCTTGCCCTCCCAGTTGTCGGGGTAGGCGTCGGCGGGCGCAGACGGCCTAGCAGGCTCCTTGACGGCCTCGACAGTCTCGATTGGCCTCGGGGTGGGTGCGGCCTTGGCAGGGGCAGTAGCGGCCTTGGCGGGGCTGCTGGCGCGTTCCTGACGGTCCTGCTCGCCGTCCTCGTCTTCCTCGCCGACGATGCCGGCGATTGCCGCTGCGCTGTACCGGCGCAGGTAGGTGCAGATCGACCCTAGGGTCTGGACGGTTGCCCGCTCGGGGAACGGCATGCTGACCGTCTCGGCGATGAACTCGCCGCTGGTGTGCATGACGGTCGTCTCGACCGACACCATGCCGTTGTCGGTGTTGATCGACTGGACGAGCGTCAGACCCTGCGCGGCGAACGGAACGCGGATGGCGTTCAGGATCGCGCCCAGGCTGGCGTAGCGGTTCTTGAAGTGCGGGTTGACGCTGTCGAGGTTGGGGTTCTTGATCTGGGTGTTGGCGATGGCCAATGACTTGGCGAGCGCCCCGATGGTCTGACTCGTACGCATGTGCATCCTCAATGTGTCGAACACCACGTTCGACGTGTGGACTGTATACAGTCCTGTATACGCTGTCAACGGCTGCCGTAAGAAATCGTGACAAAGGTTTCTGACTGCGACCCGTAACGCTTATGTGCGTTCAGCCACACGACTTGCGAGTCATCGACCATCACAACCCCGGTCAGACCGTCGAGCAGTGCGCGGCACAACTTGTCGATGTCAGGCTTACCGGGGTGCAGCGGTGCGGTCTTGGTGAGTTCGCCAGCCTTGCGCCAATGACTCTTGGGGCGCTCAAACACAAACTCGGCGCTTATGGTGCAGGCAACCGTAGCCGGCGGACCCACCCAGGCACGCCCAGCCTCATACGCGACGGCGGCTCTCCACGACTTCAGGCGCTTGCACTGGTCAAACATCACCGTCCGACCGTTCCGCAGGCGCACCAGGCGCTTGCTTCCCTGCGGTGCTGCCATGCCCGGCACGGTGAATTCGATCAGGCGGTCGTTCATAGATCAGGAGTCTCTGCTTGAGCTCGTTGCAGCCGCGCATGAGCAGCGCCATCTCGTTGCGCAGGTAGATGATTTCATCGCGTGCCTCGGCCAAGATCGGGCTGACGAACGGCTGGACATCAATGCGGTCGATGATGTCCTCGTCAGTCTCGGGCATCACGTGTCCCTGTGCATGTATCGCAGTGTGTCCTGATGCTTTGTCATCAGATCCTGTAACGCGATCCGCGCCCGCATATGCGCTGCACGCAGATCCTCAATGCGTTGCTCGAGCAGGCTTGCCTGTAGCGTCCGCAAAGCCAAGGCAGTACGGCACTCTCGCACCAACGTGACACCGTCCACGTCGGGCGCATTGCCGGCCAAGTACGAATCAATCCGGCGCATCAGGTCGTCGTGCATCATCGTCCTCGATGATAGTCGTGCGCCAGATGGCTATTTGCATTGGTGCGCTAACGCGGACCTTGGTCGCCTTCGTGCTGCTCGGCCTGAACACGGCAACGATGTGGTCATCGAGCGTGAGGATGGCAGACTCGCCGTTTTTGAGCGTGAGTACGACGGTGCCGAACTCAGCCGGGATCTTTGTCGGTTTCTTCATCGTGTGCCTCCTTGCACGTGTCTTGTCCAAAGCAGTCCCAGCCGCGCAACTCCGCCTCCAACATTGCGCCGCCGACCGTCTCGCCGTGTCCACAGGCTTCCCGCCGTGCCTCGTCGCGCTCTCGCTGCATCAAGTCTCTGTCTTCACACGCTAGGCGATGCTCTTCCGTCATCACCTTTAGTTGCCGTCTGGCTTCTTCGAGTTGCGCCTTCATCTCGTCGAGCGCCAGCAGTGCTGATTCAAGTTCGCTGCTTCTCATGTTGTGCCTCAGAACGGGATGTCGGTGTCGGGAAGCGGACGGTGATTGGCCTGCTTGGAAGGCGCTGCTGGTGCATCCTCGCGCTCACGCGGAAGGCTGAACTTCAGCGACAGCATCTCGGTTCCCTTGCTGGTGGTCTTCGTCCAGGCTGCGATCTCCATGACCACACCATTGACCATGCAGTTCCCGCGCCAATCGGGTTGGCGGTCGTGCTGCTTGCGGTTCTGGAACATCGCTCCGGTGTCAGGCTTCGGTTCGTAGCTCATCGCGCATCTCCATGATCCTGCGTTGCAGGATTTGATTGTGCTGCTCAAGGTCTTCGATACGAGTTACCGCAGCGGTAAGCAACTCGTCCATCCACGGGTCAATCCGATTGCGAGGGAAGTCAACGGCTGCCTTCCGCAGGCGTTCCTTCAGTTGTTTTTCAAGTGCTCCCACGGTCATACTCCTTTGCGGCCTTGGCCGCGTAGCCATCCGTGGCTCTCCGGCGCTTCCCAGTTGCGCCCCGTGGCCCTCCGTTGTGGATGCGTGCCACCGTGTCAATCGACCAGTCCGGTGCGTAGCGGGACAGGTAGGCGATGACAACGCGCTTGGCGTATTCGGGGTCGGTGACATCGGTGTACGGGCGCGAACGAAGCGACTTGTCGTACTCGCAGGCGTCTTTCCAGTACACCTCCCAGATCTGGAAACGACCAAGCGCCTTGCCGTTGTCACCGACAGCGCGGTCAGGCTGACGCTCGCCGCCTGTTTCGACGGCTGCGATGGCGGTCAGGATGCGGTTGACATCCGTGCCGGCAGGCGGCGGCACGACCAGCGCGGCTGCGATGATGACAGCGATCATCGCGTACCCCTCGGCTGCTCGCGCATCAGTTCCTTCTCGCAACCGTGCGCGTCGAACGCCGCCGTGATGCCGGCTGGCAGGTCAGGCATGTGCATCTGATGCCCGTTGACGAGGACGCCCTCAAGCGTCCATGTCCACAGCTTCCACGCCGTGGACGGGTACGAGTTGCCGTGCTGGTCGAAGTCCTCGTACGACTCCTCGGACCAGTGCGCTGTGATGATGCCAACGACGTGGTTTTCCTGCGCGAACTCGATGGCCTTGACGTTGTCGTCGTCCAGCCAATCCAGATCAAGGTCAATGGTGTGCTCGGTAGTCATGCGATCCTCCAGACCCGCACGAGGCGGCGGTGAGTACTGACACGGGCGGACTGACGAACGTCGCCAGTCCAGACGAATCCCTCGCGGAACACGCTGCCGGCGGCATTGCCCAGGTCAGCGTAGTTCATCCCGGCTGCGCACATAAGCGCCGCCACGTCATCGGCGGTCACGGTGCCATGCCGTGCTGCGTGCTCGTGCGCCAGCAGGCGGGCCTGCGTAAGCAGTAGCTCACGGGCCTGCGCAGACAGCGTCATGCCAACGTCACGCCGTCGTGCAGCCTCGACGATGTCGAACAGGGGTAGGCCGTGCATCACAGCCCCCCTTCGGCATCGGAGTGGATCATGCCAGTCGAGTCCATCGCCCCGCCGTAGTCAGGCTCGGGCTCGTCGGTGGCCTCGGCGGCGACGGCTGCGCGGAACTTGGCAACGGCAGACGTGACCGCCTCGCGTCTGGTGAACCCACAACCCCACACGGCAGGGGAAATCTCGGCAATCCAATTCGGGAAACCGTCTGGCTTGCAGGTCAGCACGGCACGAATACCAGCGTCACGCTCGGCGCTGGTTACATCGAGAAACTTGAACGGTGAGTGGTGCATGTCATCCTCTTTCTGCCGCGTCATGCGGCGTTGGTGGTCTTGCGGTACCAAGGAATCGCCTTGCTGACGGCTTCGCTGCGGGTGTTCGCAAACTGCCAGCCGGCATAACCCTCCGCGCCCCATCGCCATCCCAGGCGTGAGCTGTAGATCCTGATGATGGCCACAATGTCGGACTTGCGTTCGGCATCGGTCACGGTGAAGCACTTCATGGTTGGTGTGGATTCCCACATGTCATCCTCTTTCTGCCACGTCATGTGGCTGCGTGGACTATACAGGGCTGTATATCGGCGGTCAAGTGGGTGACCATGAGCAAATGCCAAAATTCTTGGATAGCGGCGTTTGCATTATTCAGAAGCGTAATCTGATGTCGTGCCCTGCATTACGCCATGAGCGCGACCATCGTCCAGCATCAGCCCGGTTCGTTTACCGTGGAGATGACGCCTGACGGTGACGCTGTTCCGACTGCTAACTGGGAGCAGTATTTCCTGCTGGTATCCGACGCTCACATCGACAACGCGCACGCCGACCGCAGCATGTTCGAAAAGCACATGCGGCAGTGCCGTGATCGCGGTGCATACTGGATGTCAAATGGAGATTTTTTGTGCTTGATGCAGGGGAAATGGGACCCGCGTAGCGACACAAGCGCCTGCCGGCCAGAGCATCAGCACGGCAAGTACCTCGACACCGTGATCCGAACGACAGCCGATTACATCGCGCCGCACGCTGACATGGCGATGATCTTTGCGCCCGGCAATCACGAAACTGCCGTGAAGCGCCGTCACGAAACGGACATGAACGAGCGCTTGGTCGAGGCGGCCAAGGTTCGCAATCCGCAATGCCCAGCACACGCCGGCAGCTACGCGAACTGGGTGCGATTCCTCGTGCGGCAGAAGGACCGTCGCCAGGTCGTAGGCAACAGCATCGTGATGTACATGCACCACGGGTATGGTGGCGGCGGCCCGGTTACTCGAGGCACGATTCAGACCGCACGCATGGCCGTCTACCTGCCCGACGCCGACATCATCTGGACGGGGCACACCCATGACGAGTGGATCATGCCGATTCAGCGGGCGCGTTTGTCCCTGCACGGGCGCCCCTACCTCGACCGAGTCATGCACGTCCGCAGCCCCGGATACAAGGACGAGTTTTCCGAACAGAACGGTTGGGCCGTCGAGAAGGGCATGCCGCCGAAGCCCAAGGGTGCGCTCTGGCTTCGGTTCTACATGGATCATGCTCGGGTCAACGGAACCCCAGCGCGTAGACTTCGCTACGAAGTGCGAGAAGCCCAATGAGCGTGTCAACGGCTATCGCACTTGTGTTATCGCTGTGCCTGCTGTGGGACGCTCACAACAGGCGCAACTGACCGTTTGAGAAGGACAGATAGGAGAACACATGCCGACACCAGCCAAGGGAAAACGATTCGCCAAGACCGTCCGCAACCCGGAAACAGGACGCACCCGAACTGTGAGCTACGGTCAGGCCGGCAAGGCCAAGGGCGGCGGCGACCGCATCAAGCCCGGCACCGCCAAGGGTGACGCATACTGCGCACGCTCGTTCGCGCAGATGAAGCAACACCCCAAGGCTGCACGCGACCCGAACAGCCCGCTCCGGCTTTCGCGTGCTAAGTGGAAGTGCAGCGGCAAGACCTCAAGGAAATAAACATGGCAAAGAAAGCAGCAAAGCGCGGTCTGTACGCGAACATCAACGCACGACGGGCAGCCGGCACCAGCCGACCCAAGTCAAAGAGCACCGTCAGCCCGTCCGCGTACAAGGCGATGAAGCGCGGATTCAAGTGAACCACCATGCGTGTGCGCCTGGGCCAACGGTACTGGGTGTTTAGGTTCGTGAATCACCTCACCAACTTCGGTGAGGTCGAGCACGGCGACAGCGCCGACACGCGCATCATCCGCATACGACGTGGTCAGTCCGAGCAGGAAATGCTCGACACGATCATCCACGAGGCTTTGCACGCAGCGAGGCCGGAGCTCGACGAGGACGCCGTCGCCTCGACGGCCAACGACATCAGCCGCCTGCTCTGGAAACTGGGGTACCGGCTCACGGACCCCAAATGACTTCGGAGTTGCGCCGGTAGTTGCTGACGGTTGGACGCGCCGCCGGGCGAACGAGATGCTTGTCGTTGAACAGCAGGTGGTTGTTGGGCAGCAGCGCGAACTGGCCGCCATTGAGGTGCACCATGTTGAGCGGTTTGTGCTCGTCGGGGTACCGACTGAACCCGTCCCGCCAGTCCACCATGATCCCGGTGTGACGACCGTGCAATGCCACTCCTCGGATTGACGAGCACACTAGTCCCTCTAGGTAGTGACAATGCCAGGCTTCGATGTCCTCGCCCATCGCGCCCCACGGCTGCAACGTCAGCGGCTGCTCGATGAACGTGTACGACGTGCTGATGTAATTCCACAGCATGCCCGACCAGTGGGCGCCTGACTCCAGCAGCACATGCCCCATGATCGCCTGACCTGGCCGGCAATAGATCCCGTGCAGGATCCCGCGTGTCGTGCCGGCTGGCATCTCGGGACCGAGCGCGACATTGTTCACATTGACATAGATGTGGTACGGCAGGTTGCAGTGACGCATGGCGTTAGGATAGGGGCGCGGTGACGTCGGATTCGACTGCCGACATGGGTGCTGCCTGAAGGCCGCGAGGTACGCCGCAGCGCCGGAACATTGGGGTAACGGGAACCTGCCGCCGGGGACAGACGCTTAGGCGTTGTGTCCCATGTCTGTAATTGCTGATGCGCATACAGCTCGTATGCGTTTCAACAATCGCCGCAAACGAAACAGCCCCGCATGGGGGGCTGTCGTGCGCGTAAGGCCTCGCGCTGATTTGATGGCGGTGTCGGTCACCGCCCTTTGATTGTCGTGCGCCAGAGCCTTGCGCAAACTGATTCACGGTTTCCCGTGTTGCCTCCCGGCAATATGCGGTGGCTGGGGCTAGCCACGTGTTAGATGACGCCAGCATATCAAGCATCGCACAAATAGCAATAGCGTGAATAGGCGTGAGCCGCCCAAAATGACAACCGCCCGGCTGCAACCGGGCGGAGGTCAAGTCTGTGCTTGCCGCAGCAACGGCAAGCGGTTCCATGTCGCACGCCAATGTAGCACAGTTTTGTAGCGTGCAAGCGTGAATATGCGTGAGGATGCGTGAATAGGCGTGAAGCGAATACAGATGTGCAGATGTGTAGTGCATTTGCTCCAGCAGCCGATGAAATGACACGCTACAATGGCGTGACGAGCGGCTGGAATCGCTCAACATTTCGGACTCCGGTGGCGGGGCGCGGTGCTTCCAGCCGCTCCCGCGCTTCGCCCCGGATTTTCCCATTCGTCCGCTACATGGCGGACAGACAGGATTGCGGCATGGCGACGGATCTGCCTTGGTTCTCGATGTACCCGACCGACTTCCTCGTGAGTACGGCGATGCTGACCCCGGTGCAGGGCTGGGCGTACACTCAGATGCTCATGTACGCCTGGACGAACGGAGGCATCCCGGACGACCGTGAAGCCTGTCAGGCGATGACTCGATGCCAGTTGACCGATGCAGACTGGTCGGTTCTGAGGGCTAGGTTCGAGGTTAGGGTGGCTCAAGCCACCCTGCCAGCCACCCTCGTCCACCCTCGCATGGAGGTCGAGCGCGAGAAGGCTCGCAGCCGGCACACCGCAGCGGTCGAGGCAGGCCGAAGGGGTGCAGAAGCCCGTTCTGGGGCCAAAAACAAGGGTGGCTCAAGCAACCCTACTAGGGTGGCTCAAGCAACCCTACCAGCAGAAACGCAGGGTGGCTCAAGCAACCCTACTAGGGTGGCTTCAGCAACTACAACCACAACCACAACTACAAACAAAACCCCCCCTACCCCCCTTGCTCGTGACGCGATGAAGCGTTTGCTGATGCGCGAGCCGGCCTGGCGGACACGGGTCGAACGGGCGGGGGCGGGGGATTGGTATGTCAAGGGGGAGGACGGACAGCAGAGGGTTGTCACCGAGGACGAGGTCATTGCCGAGGGCATCGAGGTCATACAGACGAAGGTCAAGGCCGAGCGCCTGCAGGTGTTCACGAAGTGCATGAACGCGGGCCTCGTCGAGGACGAGGCGCACGCGCTCTACCGCCGTTGGTTTGCCGATCACCTCGAGGGCGGCCCGTCGCCCCTGACGTCCATGCGCAACGATCTCGCCGACAAGAGCGTCAGGAACATCGCAGCCGTGTGGAGGGCACGGCTAGCCGCCCCGTACAATCCCGGTCATGGCACGCAAGCGCAGACGTCAGGGGAAGCAGGTGTTGCTGGCGGGCCTCGATGACTGCATCCTCGGCGTGCACTACCCCCGCGCCGGCGAGGCAGGGCCGCCCGTGGTCGTCTACAGCGCGGACATGATCGCAGCCCGCCTACGCGACGATCAGGGCATGACCCAGGTCGAAGCACGGTGCTTCGTCACCGACGAGATCGAGGCACGGTGGATGGGGCCGGGCACACCGCGGTTGGTCTGGGCGGCAACTATCCAAGATTTCGGCATAAACAGCACCAAGGACTGATATAATCACGCCATGATCGTACGAAGCTTCGATGACTGGAAGGCCGCCGTGCGCGAGCACATGGCACAGACCGGACAGGTCACCAACGCGCTGGCTGTTCGCATGGACGCCGAGGACCGCATGGCCGCACACAACGTGCGGTGCCTGCTTTCTGACGCCCCCAAGATCAGGCGCAAGGGATGCAACCTCGCCAGCGCCATCGCCATCGCCGAATCCGTTGGACTCGAAATCCATCTTTCATACAAGAATGAAACCTGATGCCAAGCAAATCACCCGCACAGAAGCGACTGATGCAGGCGGCAGCGCACTCCCGGTCGTTCGCAAAGAAGGCCGGCGTCCCTATGTCCGTCGCAAAGAAGTTCGTGCGGGCGGACAAGGCGAAGGCAGCCAAGCGCCGCGCCCGGTAGGCGAAACGCCCAGAAAGCGCGGTGGGCAAACGGTTTACACACAGGAATTGGCCGACGAGATCTGTCTGCGCCTGTCCAATGGCGAATCGCTCAACGCCATTTGTAAGACCACCGGCATGCCAGGCGAGGCAACCGTCAGGGACTGGCAGTTGAATGACCTGAACGGATTCGCCGCGAAGTACGCGCACGCGAGAATTGCACAAGCGCACCGTTGGGCTGAGGAGATTGTCACCCTGTCAGACATGACCCCCCCGCTTACCCCGGACGGTCGGTACGACTCTGGCGCCGTAGCTCACCAGCGCCTCATGGTCGATACGCGCAAGTGGTTGCTGTCAAAGGTGTTGCCCAAGGTGTATGGCGACCGCGTCAATCTGGACCACGCTGGCGAAATCACCCTGACCGTCATCACGGGCGTGCCAAGTGCCGATAAGTCTTGACTATAACCCTCGGCAGTGGCAGCGGGAATGTCACCTGAAGCGCAAGCGGTTCACCGTCCTAGCCCTGCACCGACGTGCTGGCAAGACGGAACTTGCCATCATGGAGCTTCTTGACAAGGCTCTGAAATGCAAGCAGCCGCTCGGGTTCTTCGTGTACATCGCTCCGTTCCTGCGCCAAGCCAAGGCCATCGCTTGGGCGCGTCTGAAGGACAAATTGCGCCCGATGCGCACGACTGGGGCCATCGACATCAACGAGGTGGATCTGGCCGTCGTGTTCAAACACAACGGCGCGACCATCCGCCTGTTCGGCGGCGACAACCCCGACGCCCTGCGCGGCGTCCGTCTCGACGGCTGCGTGATTGACGAGGTCGCACAAATCAAGCCCGAGGTCTGGACCGACATCGTGCAGCCTGCCCTGTCCGACCGCAAGGGCTGGGCGATGTTCATTGGCACGCCGTCTGGAATCAACCTGTTCAGCGAGCTGTTCTACCGCTCCAACGGCCTCGAGGACTGGTGGTCTGCCCTCTATACCGTCGATGATACGGACGCCATCGACCGTGACGAGGTCAAGCGCTTGCGCCGCGACATGCCCGAAACGGCGTTCGCTCGTGAGTATTTGTGTGACTTCAGCGCAGCCGGCGACGATCAGTTGATCACGCTGTCCGACGCTGAGTCAGCGGCACGGCGCCGATACTCAGACGGCGACATCGTGGACGCTCCGCTGGTCGTTGGCGTTGACCCTGCCCGGTTCGGTGACGACCGCAGCGTGATCGTGCTGCGCCAAGGGCTCGTCGTGTTCGAGCCGCAGGTCTACCGTGGGATCGACAACATGGGCCTGGCTGGCCGTGTCGCCAACGTCATCGAGGAGCGCGACCCGGACGGCGTGTTCATCGACGTCGGCGGCGGGGCAGGCGTGATCGACCGCCTGCGCCAGTTGGGCTATGGGATCGTGGAAGTGAACTTCGGCGGCAAGCCCAACAACTCAAGCCTGTTCGTCAACAGGCGCACCGAGATGTGGTGGACGATGCGGGAATGGCTCGAGCAGGGCGGCTCTATCCCCAACGACCCGTACCTGAAGGCCGAACTCGCCACCCCAACGTACTCGTACGACAGCAACGGCAGACGGGTGCTCGAGTCCAAGGACGAGATCAAGCGCCGGCTACAGGGTGGGGCGAGCCCGGACATCGCCGACGCGCTGGCGCTGACGTTCGCGTTCCCCGTCGGCAAGCAGCTCCCACGCGAGGTGCGCGACCGAATCGACACTCGTCCAGGCGACTACGACCCGTACGAGGGCATGCACAACCAGTAAGGCCGCAAATTCATGGTCAACATCTGCCTCATTCAGCCTAAGGATTTCATGCCCCTGATCCACGAACTGATGGCGGCTAACTGGGCGGAAACGGGATTTGATTTCCCATTCAATCCATCAGCAGAACAATATCAAACACTTGTCGATGCTAAACTCATGTTCGCGCTTGCGGCGTTTGATGAAAGTCGAATGGTTGGTTATTGCACAATGCTCGTCACACCGACAATGCACAACCCAGCAATCATCATCGCCGCAAACGATGCTTTGTTTGTCGATCCAGCATACCGAGGCGTTATCGGTGGTCGGATGATTCGCGTTGCAGAAGCAGAAGCAAGGTCACGAGGTGCGTGTCGCGTGTTGTGGCACACGAGATCTGGAACAAAGTTGCACGAGTCGATGGCGAAGCATGGATACCTTCCCGCAGATATCGTGATGATGAAGGAGCTTTGATATGGGAATCGAAATTGCAATCGCAGCAGCGGCAGCAGCGGCAGCAGCCGCAGGAACCGGATACGCCGTGTACGCCGGAGAACGGGCCGATAAGGCACAAGAGCAGGCTCGTGGCGAACAGCGCCAGGTTCAAGAGCAGGCACAAGCGCAGGCCGCTTCGCAGCAGCGTCGCAGTGCGCAGGCGATGTCCGCAGCCAACCGCCGGCAGCCTGACATGGGCAGCATCATGGCTGGCGCAGCTGAGGGCGCAGGTGGCGGGCCGACCAGCACCATGCTGACCGGGCCGACTGGCGTCAACCCGCAGGATTTGGCGCTCGGTCGCAGTTCACTCCTCGGAGGGTAATCGTGAGCGAATACACCGGCGACGCACAGTCATACCCCAGCGCACCGACACGCGACAAGTTGTTCACGCGATGGGGGCAGCTCAAGTCTGAGCGAGCGTCGTGGCTGTCGCACTGGCAAGAGATCACGACCTACCTGCTCCCGCGCAACGGGCGATACTTCCGCCAAGACCGCGACAAGGGCTGGCGCCGGCACAACAACATCTACGACAACACCGGCACCCGCGCATTGCGCACGCTCGGAGCCGGCATGATGGCGGGCGCCACGAGCCCAGCGCGGCAGTGGTTTCGGCTGGCGACTGCCGACCCGGAACTGAACTCGTATCAGCCCGTCAAGTTGTGGCTCGATGACGTGACGCGCCGCATGCAGTTGGTGTTTCAGAAGTCCAACACCTACCGCGCCCTGCACACGATGTACGAGGAACTCGGCGCGTTCGGCACGGCCACGAGCATCGTGCTGCCCGACTTCAAGAACGTCATCCACCACTACCCCGTCACGACGGGCGAGTTTTGCATCGCTACCGACGCGCAGGGCCGCGTTGACACGCTGTACCGCGAGTTTGAGATGACGGTCGCCGCGATGGTCAAGGAGTTTGGCTACAAGAACTGCTCGGTCACCGTGCGCAACATGTGGGATCGAGGCACGCTAGATCAGTGGATTCCAGTCATCCACGCCATCGAACCGCGTTCCGACCGCGACCACAAGAAGCGCAACAACAAGAACATGCCGTGGGGTTCGTGGTACTTCGAGGTCGGCGGCGAGGACGGCGTGTTCCTGCGAGAAAGCGGGTTCGAGCAGTTCCCCGCGCTCGTCCCGCGCTGGGCCACCGCCGGCGGCGACATCTACGGCAACAGCCCCGGCATGGAGGCGCTTGGCGACATCAAGCAGCTCCAGCACGAGCAGTTGCGCAAGGCCCAGGCCATCGACTACCAGACCAAGCCGCCGCTCCAGGTGCCCGTGTCCATGAAGAACCGCGACGTCGAGACGCTGCCCGGCGGCATCTCGTTCGTGGACGGCGCGTCAGCCGGCATCAAGACGGCGTTCGAGGTCAACCTCAACCTCCAGTACCTGCTCAACGACATTCAGGATTGCCGCGAGCGTGTTCGTGGTGCGTTCTATGCCGACATGTTCCTGATGCTGGCGGGCCAGCCCAACACCCGCATGACGGCCACAGAAGTCGCCGAGCGCCACGAGGAGAAGTTGCTGATGCTCGGGCCCGTGCTTGAGCGCCTGCACAACGAACTGCTCGACCCGCTCGTGGACATCACGTTCACGCGCATGTTGCAGGGCGGCATCATCCCGCCGGCGCCCGAGGAGTTGCAGGGCATGGACCTGAACGTTGAGTTCGTCAGCATGCTCGCCCAGGCGCAGCGTGCCATCGGCACGAACTCGGTTGACCGCTTCGTCGGCAACCTCGGCCAGATCGCCACGATGAAGCCGGACATCCTCGACAAGTTCGACAGCGACCAGTGGGCCGACATCTACGCAGACATGCTTGGCGTGGACCCGTCGCTCATCATCGCCGACAAGGAAGTCGCAGCAATTCGCACCGCCCGCAACCAAGCGATGGCGGCCAAGGAGCAGGCGGCAGCGTTGCAGCAATCGTCGCAGACGGTCAAGAACATGGCCGGCGCTCCGACGGATCAGCCCAACGCATTGACTGACGTGATGAACATGTTCAGCGGATACACCAGCCCATCGGCGCTGGAAGTTTGAAAGGACCACTATGCCATACCTGAAGCAAGGCAACAATTTCCTGTACGACAATACGACCAACGACATCATCGGCATCAAGGACGCGGACGGCGGCGAGAAGTACTTCCCGATCATGCGGAACGAGCCGACTTACGCCACTACAACCACAGCTGTGTCAATCGTCGCTCCTGCCGCGACTTTCACCACGCTGACCTACGAGGACAGCAGCGGCAGCGTGCGTTTGGTGAGCGCCGGCATCCATAGCCTCACGAACGCAGTCGCGCAGAACAAGCTTGTAAGCGTCACTTGGGCTGGCGGTACTGGCGTCAACGGCCTGTACACCGTCACCGATGTCAGCGCGGCCACTACGAAGATCACCATCAACTACCCGCACGCTGCCGGTCTCGGCACTCCAACCGTGACGGTTGTCGGTAACGACATTACTCTTGCTTCGGTGACCATTCCGGCGAACGCGATCAAACCAGGCATGGAACTTGAGATTGACGCGCTGTTTGCGATGACGGGAAGCGCCAACAACAAGATCTTCAAGGTCAACATCGGCGATGCCGGATGGTATTCGCAGACTGTTGCCGCATCGAACGTGAGCTTGTCCGTTGATAAGCAGGCGTGGGCGAACACGGCCACGACTCTGGTCTCGAACGCTCTCGCGGCACCGGGACACGGTGCGTCAACTGGCGCGAACGTCACCATGACCCCGACTGGCGGCTTTGGCATCGCGCAGACGTTCGCCATCACCGGGCAGATTGCGACCGCCGACGAGTTCATCACGCTCGAGGCGTGGAATCTCAAGATCACCAGCACGTGACGGTGCCCGTAGGAAATCAGTAACTCCATAAAGTTCCGCCGTGAGCAACTACGACCCCCTCGACATCCGTGGTCAGGAGCGCAGCAAGGCCGAGCGCGACCAGCGCGAACGCCTCGAGCGCGAGAACGAGGCCGCCGACGTCAAGTGGATCATGAACAACAAGCGTGGCCGGCGCATGGTTTGGAGGCTTCTGGACAGGGCCGGAGTGTTCCGGTCCTCGTTCGCCACCAACAGCATGACAATGGCCTTCTCTGAAGGTAACCGTAACTACGGCCTACAGTTACTTGGTATTATCCATGCCGTATGCC